ATATAAGTATTTGATTTATTATACTCACATACACTTCTTGATAGATAATTGTCCCGTAAAGGCGGACGACCTGTTTGTTAAAAGCCACTATATGTTTTTCTGAAAAACATATTTTTGCTTCACTGATAACAGCGCTCGAGGAGTCTCAGTATTCGCTTTACTGAAATTCCTGTCTCGATTATTAACGCGTTCCTAAGATGATGCTGTCTCTGAGAGTTCTAGAGATAATCGACATTTCCTCAGAAAATTCTTATTAACTGATTTCTACGTTTTAAAAACGTAGCGGATAGGGACCCGATAGTTCCCCCCCTCACCGAGCTAAGACATACTCATTAAACTGTCTGTAGTGCGTAGGCACATTAAACACTAGTACTATTGAGCTAGCCCCTCTTCAAAAGGGCTACTAGTGCGACGGCACCTAAACCACGTGAATGACCTAGTTATTTTACATACCTGGCGATAGCAAAGCTTTATTCTCTTAAAGAATTTCCACTTTTTCACAAATTTGTAGTCAACAAATTGTACAGAACCTTTTTATTACCTTTTAAAGCATAAAAGTGTATTCTGCCATAGCGGCATGGTTAGGGTATTGACCAATTCGAAAAATTCCCCATTTTGTCGGCCGGGGCCTATTCGTAGGCACCGGGTAAGTCCCTCGGGGCTTGTATTCTTTACATAGAATCATTCATAATCACAAGGCTAACTTACTGCAGCCGATCCACAATTAAATTATGTGGCCATACTGCAGTCTGGAAAAAGCAAGTCATTTTAAATGATGTTGTATTAGATATAAATCTAGCACGTGAAACCAAGAAATTGGGTAGTAGCACCCGTGGGCGCCCCTTGAGCACCTTTCAATTCGTTATTTTTGACGATTTGAAATGGTGTTCATGGGGCGCTTGTATAGACTTGCACCGACATATTAACTGAATAATAGTAAGTAAATATGTCTAGCATTTCAACGAGCGTCCTCATGAACGTCATTTCATACTTTATTTTTGCCGTAGTCTTTTTCGCGGTTGGATATATTGCCAAATGTATCTACATGTCTTACTTTGCTGGTTTTACCCCCCAGTCAGGAGACAACCACAGCAAATTGCGATCGCGCTATGCTTTTTTGCGCCAAAAACAACACAAAACCGCCGGAGAAATCCGCGAGCTCACCCGTCTCGCGATCCGCATCAAATCCTTACCTAAAGGTGATAGATGGAAACGTACTTTCGTTCCCCAGTTCGGTTTCTCTCCCCAAGAAGCTATTTCTTATTCCCTTCGGGGTAATGTAGTATCTACATATGATCGCACTTCCTCAACTCTTTCTAATATTTACGATGGAATTGAGTCTAGAACTACTTCCGTATTCAATGATTTGGGAAATCATTGTTACCGTAAACTTTTCGATCCATCTTCATATTCCATTAGGTCAGCCACCCATTCTATTTCAGATATTGAATTGCCTAAACCTTTTTCACACAGAAGATTTTTTGATTTTTCCGTCAATAATTTGGAGAGATATTTGTTTTTGTTGGCCTCTATCCAGGATTCGAAATCTATCCAAGGTATCATGGCTGCAGTTTTACAATTCTTGAAGACTGAATTCGATAAGTCTCTCACTGTTTTGACCTATGATGCAATTTCCTCATTTTTATCCCCGATGGAACCTCAATCTTCAGAAAATTTTACTAAGAACATATCCTTGTTCAGAAAAGACTTTAAACAATTTATGGGTACCAAACTCTTCGGCTATGTGAAAAAATGTCTGTCTCTCGTTGTTGGTCTAGGTTATTGCCAAGCATTAAACCAGCCTTTCGCTATTGAAGGCGTTGAAGTCTTTGATGGTCTAATTCAACCCGAGAAATTAAATGTTTTATCTGCTATTGATTTCTTTTATGAACTCGCTGAAGAAATGGGGCGAGTTTTTTCCTCATGTTTCCGCAGTAAATCTTTACGACCATTTTTGTTTTCATGTGAAGAAACAGAGGTTGTCGAAACATTATATTTGGATTTAATAGAATTATCACCTTATTTGAACAACGGGGATCTTGAAGCTGTGAAAACGACTGAGGAAGCCTATTGGACTAAACTAGATACACTCAATTCCAAATTGTTGGCTATGCACGCTGGCGCCAACCACCCTGCTGAGAAACTACAGTTGTTCAATCGTCTCGTTACTGTTCGCAAATGGATTGCTGAATTTAATACAATCCAGAACAGTGGAGCCTTGAGAGAGGCACCCTTTTGTTTTATGTTCCATGGCCTTTCTGGGGTCGGGAAAACTACGGCTGCTAACTTGTTTAACCTCTCCATTTTAAAAGCCAATGGTTTTGATTGTGACCCAAAGAAAATAGTTACTCACAATGAAAGTGATAAATATTTTTCAAATTACCGTTCTGATATAGTGACTATTGTTCTTGATGATTTGGCCAACACCAAAGAAGATTTTCTAGACGAGTCTCCACTCACTAGTTTATTGAAGTTTAAAAACAATAATCCGGAATATGCTGTTATGGCGGATCTCGAATCTAAAGGAAAGATAGCGGTCAAACCCAAGACTCTCTTAATTACCACGAATATTCCAACGCTGAACGCACCCACCTTTTCCCACGCCCCGTTGTCTATGTTGCGGCGAGTGGATATGCATATCGGTGTAACAGTCAAACCGCAATTCTGCACACCTGGTACCCATTTTTTAGATCAAGCTCGCGTATTAGACTACGTTGCCACTAAGAACGGCGACGAAGCTATGTACTCTGACATTTGGGATTTTTCAGTGTTGCGTGCCATTCCTTATGATACAGATGGTGTATCTCCACCCGGCACCGTTTCCTACGTGAATTTACTTGATAATACCCCAGTGACGAGCATTGACGATTTGCCTCCAGATATTAAATGTACAGGCATCAGAGGTCTCATAGAACTCGGAGTCACCATGTCAAAAAAGCATTTTCTTAATCAGAAACGTACAGTAAAGATGGCTAATAAATTACACGAATGTATTAATATTTGTACTAAGTGTACTTACCCCACTATATGTTGTCAGTGTGTCACTGAAGAGACACTTGAGAAACAATCTGGGGAGGAATCCACTTCTCGCGCTGGGGTTCTCAATTCGCCTCAAGGGGTAGTTTTGGCTAAGAAAATTGAATATTACACTTCCATGCAAAATTTGTGGATTTATAGTGTATTTGGCAGTTTCTTGTTGGATTATCCCCAACTAAGGGTTATATGTTTTTTGTTTCATCCCAAATATTGGTCCGAATTTATTAAATCCAACATTATTGCTGTTTTTATTTCTTTTGTCGCCATTAACTTGTGTCGGCTACCCATTTCCATCTGGCTTTTAGTTGTTTTATTTATTGTTTATAGGGACGTTGAGCGTATTCTGGACGAATATACCATATTTAGCGCGTGGATTACTCGCGTACCTGGCACCCTCATGTCTTTGACGGAGCGTGTGAGAAAATCGAATATGGTATGGTTGTTTGGCGGATCGGCTGTCACAGTTACCCTAATTTCTGCACTCAGGATGGCATATAATATGTATAGAACATCTGTTCAGTCAGGCTTGTCTCCTGATTCTGAAGAAGAGTTGGCCACCAAATTAGCGGCCCCTAATCAATGGGATCGCACTACGATGACACCAATACCTTGCACTATGAAGGCCAAGACTACTACGATTCTCAACACTGTGACGAAAATACAGCGTAATCTCGTGTATGTCCGGTATTTAGATGGGCAACGTACTACTTTCACAAACGGTTTATTTGTGAAGTCGAATATGCTTCTGATTCCCCGTCATAATGTACCATCTAACGTATCCCAGAAAGGAGAATTCAATTTGGAAATTATTCGGGGTCTCAAAACAGGTCCCCATTGGAAATTTAAAGTGAGGTGTTCCCTCGCCAGTTCTGTGGATCTGGAAACTAAAGATATGATGTTAGTTTATGTGTCTAATGGTGGCGACTGGAGCGACATTTCGGAATATTTTCCGTTGGAAGAACCTAGATCCTCCAGTTTCGTCATGCCGTATCGGGTATGTGAAGGGGGATTTGTACAATTTAGTGGACACACGTCGGTTTCGAAGAAAGTTTATAATGGTTACCGCACTTTTAGTGGGGCCACGTACACTTTAGATCAGCCAACCTTTGCTGGTTTGTGCATGGCTCCCCTTATTAGTGATACCAAATGCAATGTGATCTTGGGATTCCATTTAGGTGGCGTCACGGGAGCTAAGCGCGGATGTTCCGGAGTCATCACTCTTCCTGAATTGGAAAAATGTTGTGAGGATTTGGTGACTAAGCTTAAACTACCAATTGGCACTAGTGCAGGCACCATGCCAACAGAACAATACGGGAAAAAAGTCATCACCGGCCATCAGATCCACCCTAAATCCCCTCTTAACTATTTTCCCCCCGAGATACCGATAGACGTGTATGGCCCCTGCGAAGGGGCTGCTAGTTATTACACAACTGTGAAAAAATCTGTTATTTCCGATCTTGTTGAAACTCATTGTGGTTCTCCCAATATTTATGGTGGACCCAAATTTGGCCCTGAGACGTGGAAACCGTGGTATATGGGTATGGAAGGTTATTCTGATATTGCAGAAGGCCCATATCCAGACACCATTCAGTGGGCACTTAAAGATTTTGCCGCTCCCATTCTTGCTAAATTTGGGGATTTTGAAACATTTAGGAAACTCAAACCATTGGATAATGAACAAGTATTGAACGGTATCGACGGACTGCGTTTTGTCGATCGCATGGCCAGAAATAAATCCGTTGGTTTCCCCCTCTCCGGTCCTATTAGTAACTATTTACTAATTGATGAAGATGGTGAAGAAACTGTTCTTGATGAAATATTCTGGAATGAAGTGGCCAGGATGGAGGATTGCGCCCGGAGAGGAGAGCGCTCATATCCTATTTTTAAAGCTACGCTAAAAGATGAAGTAACGAAACGTGAAAAAGAGAAAGTACGAGTTTTTACAGCGGCTGCTTTAGCCCACAAGCTGCTGATTAGGAAATATTTTTTACCCCTTACTTTAGTTATTTGCGCTGATCCTACAGCAAGCGAGTGTGCTGTTGGCATCAATGCCTATGGTCCAGAGTGGGACGACATGGTCGGATATGCCACGGATTTTGGAGTTGATCGCATGATTGCTGGAGATTTCAAAGCTTACGATCAAAAACTCCCACCTAGTATTACTAGAGCAGCATTTTCGGTATTTCTCCAGATGGCGGAACTAGCTGACTATTCTTCTGAGGAGAAATTTATTATGAGACATTTGGTGTCAGATATTGTTCATGCTACTGTTGCCTATAACGGCACATTGGTAGGCTTTAACGGTTCTCAGCCGTCAGGACAAAATCTTACTGTATTCATTAATAATTTCTCCAACGCTATTCTGCACAGGAGTGCTTATTATGATAGTTGTCCCACAAAACCAAACGTTCCTCCTTATAAAGAGAATGTGAAATCCCTTTTCTATGGTGATGATTCAGTGGGTAGTGTCAGTGAAAGTTGCAATTGGTTTGACAATCAGGTTATGTCAAAACAAATGGACGAATATGGGATGACTTATACACCACCTGACAAAGCCGGTTCTCACCCCAAGTTTCGCCCGAAAGGCGAAGTTAACTTTCTGAAGAGAGATTCTCGGTATGATGCGGATATCAAGCATAATGTGGGTGCTTTGGATATCGGTTCCATCTTTAAATCATTGCATTGCACTATGTCCAGCCCTCACGTCACCGACCGTGAATTGGCTGCTATTAACATAGATAATGCATTGCGTGAGCTTTTTCTCCATGGGAGGGAAGTTTATGAACACCGACGCATGCAGCTTATTTGCGTCGCCACAAAAGCCGGCATATTACACATGTGTCGCACGCTCCACTTCGATTTTGACGATTGTCTGTCGAAATGGAACGAAACTTATTACCCTGATTACGCCAAGCTTCCTGGAAACGAGCCTGAGCGCTTTGTGATAAGCGATTCCGAAAAAGTCGTGATCGGACTTAAAAACCATCCTATAGAGCCTCTGGTTTAAAGCTCATATGTAGAAACAAACCGCTAACAAGCTACGGAGAAGCCTGGACTCGCAATCCCAACCAGGTCCCCCAATGAATGTTGTAAGATCATCAAAACTTACAGGCGCGGATGCGCCGACTTTTACTGCCGAGCAATTGGTAGCATTCCTTGCTTCGTACGAGAATCATCGGAAAGCTAATAAATACGGGCGGAGGCTTCGAGGCCTTACGGATATTAAGCACCCAGTTTTTGACTCGCTGTGGGACATTAGCCGTCCTGACCATGATGTTTGCTACGATGACATTTATGATCAACTTATCGGCAAATTTGTTCCGCAATCCGGAATTTCTGAAGACAACTTGTATCCTGGCGAGTATTATGACTCAAAAGGGGTGTTGATAAAATCTAAAGCTAAGAGATATTGCTATTTGCAGACTTTGAAAAACTTGTATTATTATTTTTCGGATCCTTCTGTAGGAATGTACCCCGCAATGGACATATATCAATTCGCTCTTGATAACCCTGAACCCGACACGTACATGGATAAATACGATTTTAGCAAGCACAATTTGCCTGCCGCAGCTCACTTTAACCCCGATGTAGATTTGGAATTGCTGGATATAGAATTAAAACAAACATCCGGTTTTACGAGAGTTCCTACTACACCTCCTTCTATCAACAAACAGCCGGTTTCCCCTCCTGCCTTTCGAGGTTACAAACCTCAATCCGGAATTGAGGACACGGGACATACTACTACAGTCTTATCGTCAACCGATAAAGAGTCTATAACGACTTTTGTGGACGAGAACCCGGATTGGAGCGGCGGTCTCACCCATTCGAAAGACGATTCGTATTACGCTGCGGACACTGGTGATGTTAGTCTTAATGAGTTCTTTGCGAGGCCTATTTTAGTTTCGCGAGGTGTTTGGCTTCCCAATAATCCGGCACCTTTCAGAGTCGAGTTAGACCCATTGGCTTTGTACTGGAACAACCCTAGAGTGTCCAACAAGGTGTGTAACTATCGCAACATGCGGTGTAATATGAAGCTTAAAATTACCGTAAACGGTTCTCAATTCCACTTCGGGAGAGCTATTGCATGCCACTCCCCAAAGGGACTTGTGGACACGGTCATAGATGATACTAATTTGATGCAGTTATCCCAATTGCCACACATTTTTATTGACCCTGCCACCAGTCAAGGAGGAACGTTGACGCTACCATACCTCCACGATAGGAACTCCTATAATATTGTACAAAGCGATTTTGTTGGCATAACAAAAGTTATTATTACAGCCATTACTAAATTAGGGCATCTTGGCGGGACGAACGAAGCAGTCAACATTAATACTTATCTATGGGCGGAAGATGTGGTTTTATCATGCCCCACAAATGCCGAACCTCTACTCATGACACCTCAGTCTGGTGACGAATACGGGAAGGGAATTGTGTCTCGCACGTCTTATGCCATTGCGCATAGGGCAGGCATGTTAAAAGATATTCCTGGGATCAAACCTTACGCAACAGCCACACAAATTGGGGCGGGAGCCGTGGGTGATGTTGCCAGGATGTTTGGTTTCGCACGCCCTACAAACGTCTCAGAAAGCGTTTATGCTAAACCAGTATTAACTGAACCTTTCGCCAATGTGGACAGGACAGATACCATACCAAAGTTGACATTCGATTCTAAACAAGAGACCACCGTTGACCCACGCACCGTAGGGTTGGGGGAGATGGACCATATGGCCTTCCTGAATATTGTACAACGCGAGACATATCTTACTAATTTCAAATGGAAAGTTAATGGTACTAATGCCGGTAACTTACTATGGAATTCAGGAGTTGCTCCTTGGCTGCACGCCCGGTCGACAGCTGGGGCTATTTCTGTGCCCGCGTGTGCTTTTATCACAGCCCCTTTTACTAAGTGGAGGGGTTCCATGAGATTTCGATTTCAAGTGTGTTCCTCCCCTATGCATAGGGGCAGACTTCGGATTTCTTATGACCCTAACCATAATCTCACCGGGAAGAGTGAACATAATACCGTCCTGTCTGAAATAGTGGATATTGGAGCGAATTCTGATTTTTCCATAGTCGTGGGATGGCACCAACCTCGCTCTTACCTCGATGTGCCAGAATTAGGTTCTCTTGCCTTGGGAGCACAATATGGATCTTTGCCTTTACCCTTGACCAGTTCGGATTTGTTCAATGGTTTTTTGACTGTTCAAGTCGAAAATGAGTTGACCACCCCTGGGATTCTCACCGCGGGGGCAGGTGATGTTACCGTTAACGTCTACATTAGTGCGTGTGAAGACTATGAGGTACATGACCCTAGTCCTACTTTCATGGAATCCTATTTATTCCTTCCTCAAGCTGGCTTTGAACCACAATCAGGAGTGGAAGATTTGGTTTCCGACTCTTCGCACCCCGAATATGCACCAGTCATTCGGGAATTCGGGAATAAATGTAAACCCGATCACTCACTTATTTATCATGGTGATCCAATTGTATCAGTCCGGAGCGCCGTTAAGCGTTATACGCTTTACCGCAGACACACTTCCGGTACGGTAAACACAACACCCCAACCCGGATCGTGGACTTTCACCACCAGTGCAATCCCAAAGCAGAAAGGGAAGGGCCCCGCTGGTGATGTAGCGGGGGTAGCGTATGTACACCTCACTCCAATCACTTATTTTTCCATTGGCTTCCTCGGATTTCGAGGGGGTATTAGGCATAAAATGATGATTACTTGCCCCCGTGCACAGCATATGACCGGGAGTATTTCCCGTTGGAGAACTAGTACAGCGGATACAAACGCAGTGACACTATTCACTGCACCACCTGCCAACACTGGATTGGCATACAAAGACTTACTGGGACTAGCCGGCACCTCCAGCGGATGGTCCGGTTTATCCACCAATAGTCTTATGGTAACACCTATGATAGAGGCCGAAATTCCGTATTCCACAACGAGGCGTTATATCATGACCCGTGCTCCTATGCCAGCACAACTAGCACCAGAAATGGGTATGAAGTGTGAAATCAGATTTTCAGCGTGGCCTACAACGGCAGCGATGTATGTCGATGACTTTGTGTCAGCAGCAGATGATTTCAGTTTATTCTATTTCGTTGGATGTCCGCTATTGTACAAGCGTACATTAACTTAGAGCATTATGAAGGTTCCCGAAAAGCCTCAAATCGGCGCTAACAGTCGTACTGTAAACCCACGAGTGACCCGTGGGTGAGATTATCAAATGATAATCTTGAGAAACTCCTTAATGGGGCGTTCCGTCTAAATTTTACGATTTTGTATTTTTCATGGCGGAGACGCCTGAGTTTTTAGCAAGTCGCAAATTTTAAACGTGATCCATCTCGAACGTCTGTATAGTGTTATACACAACAGACATTAGAA